TGTCCGAGGTGCCGTTGGCGTAGATGGCCAGCTGGTCGATCTTCTGCGTGTACGCGGAAGCGAGGTCCTGAGCCATCACCGAGTCGAAGCCGGCGGACACGGGGGACTGCTCCAGCAACTGGAGGGCGATGTCGACCTGGCCGGCCACGGTGGCGACGGGGCTGGACACGAACGCGTCGGTCGGGTCCTGCGAGGTCACAGCGCCATTGTCAGTCTGCAAGCCAACGGCGGTGCCGATGGACAACTTCGGCAGGTTGATGCTGTCGGTGCCGCCCGGCAAGTCGAAGTGAGTCATCCGGTCCGCGACGGTGCGACCTGCACGCAGGTAGGGGACGAACTCATCGACCAGCCACAGTGGTGGGACGAAGTAGCCGCCGGACCCGTCGACGCGGGAGGCGTTCGCGCGAGCCTCGCCGGCCGCGCGCTTGTGGGCGCCGCCCCGGAAGTCATTCGCGATGTCCTGCTTCGGCACGTTGGCCAACATGTTCGCGTGGTCGTTGAGCCGGCGCTGAGCGTCGAAACCCTCAGGGGAACCGGCCTGGCGGGTGGCGGTGATCAGGTCCCTGAAGTAGGACCGCTCGAACTGGGACTCGCGGGTGTAGACGAGGTCCTTGCCTTGCACGTAGCCCGACCCGGTGCGGCGCTGACCTTCGGCGTCTTCGGTCTGCTGGGCGCGGGCGGCGGAGGCGTCAACGGCGGCGCGGCGCCGGTCGTCGGCCTCAAGGTCGGCGATACGCGCATCCAACTGGTCGCGCTGCGCCCGGAAGGCGGTGGCCTTCGCGGTCTCATCGTCTGTGAGGGTGGCGCGGTTCTCGGAAGCGACGAAGTTCTCCAAGGCGCGCAACGACGCCTCAACTTCGGCCAGGGCCTTCCGGGCCAATTCCAGGGGGTTCACAAGGGGCTCCTAGTTGAGATGGGACTGCACTCTAACCTCAGGTAGACCCGTAGTGAACTCATCGCTGGAGTTCGGCTACTGTCCGGCGTTCGGTGTTACTACCGGGATCGTACCGCACGATCCTGGATCAGGCGCAAGTAATCCAGCGACATCCCAGAACGGTCCTCGGGAGCGGGGGATTCTTCGCCCAACTCCTCGACCTCGCCCGGTTCCTCCACCTCGCCCGGCTCATCACAGTCCGGGTTCGGCAGGCCGAGGATCTGGGCGAGCAACGGTTGGGCGGCGTCCAGGGCCACATCGGCGGCGCTGATCAGACCAAGCACACCGGCCAGGGCGGCCTTCGCCTCCTCGCTGACACCACCGGACTTCGTTTCACGTGAAACCCACGCACTCACGAACTCGGCCGCGCCGGACTCGATGATGGCCTGGCCGGAGCGCAACCCGATCGTCCCCGTTGTCGCCGGGTTCGCCGGGTGAGTCACCACGGACACGTCCCCGCCGTTCATGTCCAGCTCGGTGATGGTGCGCTCCGTGTAGTCGCCGCTCCAGTCCTGCCGCGTCACCCAGAAGGCGAAGCTCATGGCGTCCAACTCGCCCCGCTCAACGGCGGACCGGATGATGTGCACGTCCGCCCTAGTCGGGTCCATGCGCGCCTTCATCGTCCCGTCGGGGTAAACGTCCAGCGAACCAGCCGTCTTCGTCCTGGCTAAGGGTGTGCCGTCCCAGTTGTGATTCAGCACGAACTGGATGTCGGCCGCCTCATTCAGGGTCTTCGCCAGGGCGCCGGGGCTGATCCGCTCCACGTAGGAGTCGAAGAAGTCCTGCACCGTGTACGGGTGGCCGAGGACAGTGAACGCACCCGTGAACTCAACGGACTCGCCGCCCGTACCCGACGGTACGCTTCGGGCCGTCAACGCGCCGATGTCGCCCATGGGCGCAGACAGTACGTTGACACCGGACCCCTGGCGCATGACGGCGCGAAGGAAACGCGGGTCACCCGCCATCGCGCCACGCTGCAACATGGCGGGGGTGAGGATTCCCCCGCGACGAACCTTGACTCTCGCCACCTTACCCACCCATCAGATCGGACTCTTTTTCACGGCCAGTACCGGAGTCATCCTTGGCGCCGCCGCCCGCTTTATTGTCGCTGGCCGAGTTCGTGTTGAACGGCAAACCGTAGTTATCCCCGTCGTCACCGGGGATCGGCGCCCAGCCCTCGGCGGCCCGCACCTCGTTGACGCTCCGCGCGCCAATGAGTCGGTGCACCTGCGCCACCTGCGCCCGCTCCACGTCATTGGCGCGAAGCAGTTCGGCGAAGTCGTAGCGCATCTTCGTGCGCTCCCCGCCGGGGATCATGCGCTTCCAATGCGACTCGAAGACCTTGCAGGTCGGCATCAAAGAGTGTGAGGCGTACTCCTGATCCATCGTGTCAAGACCTTTCGCGGCCGTCGGCGCACCAGTCTTCGGTGAGGACTGGATGCGTTGCAACGGAACCCCGAACCAGCCACAGATGTCCTCGCGCAGGAACTGCCCCGTCTCCAGGAACTGGGCGTTGTCCGGGGTGACGCTCAGCTGCTGCCACTTCGCGCCACCGAACATCACGGCCGGCTTATGCGCGTTAGCGACACCCGAGTGGCCACCCATCCACGCCTCTTGGATCTGGCGGGCCTTCGCGCTATTGCCCATGCCGGGCACAGAGATGATGCCCGAAGGGGTCGCGGCGTTACGGTAGAAACCGGCGCCGTAAGTGTTCCGGTCCGACGCCATACCCCACACGACGCGCTGATAAGTCACCGGGTCAATGCCGGTCAGCGCCCCAGGTGGGGACAAGTTCTTCAAGTGCAAGATGCGATAACGCTCAACATCCTCACCCTCGATGGTGTACGTCACGACACCGGTCTCCCGGTGCCGACGCACCTTCACCCGGTCAGGGTGCATCGGGTTGAGCAGGGTCGGATTGCCCTGCGAGTCCCATTCCAGGATCTCGCAGATGGCGTTACCCCGAAGTTCATAGGAGAAATACAACTGCTTCATGCCCTCGACCGGGTCAAGGTCGGGGCCGAACGGCTCCGTGATGATGCGCGGCTGCTGCTTCATCGGGCGCGCCTCATTGCCCAAGCCTTCGAACGCGACCATCGGCAGGATGCTCAGGTCCTGGCTCTTCACCTTCACACAGGAAAGCACAGTTGAGACGCCCAGGGCGCCCTTCTCCGTGAGCGCCTGGCCGGTACCGGAGAGAGAGAGCAACGCCGAGTTCGGCGGGATCGAACTGTCGCCCCACTGCGCCGAACGCATGGTCGCGGCACCGGAGCCGAACATGTTCCCGATGGCGCGCTGAAGCATCGTCACGACTGACCCACCATGGCGAAGAACTCGTCAGCGGTCAGGTCGTCCTCGCTGGGGGCTGGCTTGCGTGCTCTCGTCGGGAACTGGACGACGGTGGTGAAGGCGAAGCCGACCAGCAGGCAGGACAGGGCGGCCAGGAGGATAGCCCAGCGGAAGCCGAACGTCCCGGCGAAGGCGACAAGGAGCGCCAGCCCGACCACGTGCAGCAGATCACCAACTCGCATCAAAACCTCCTGGAGGTTGTCAAACTCAACCATACATGCTAAACGATCCGAACTCACCAGTGCGGTGACCAAACAGCGCTACCGTTTCGGCCTCAATTGGGCTGATATCGGCGTGCGAGTTCTTCCGACCCCACCCCCAACCCCCATCACCGACGTCCCGCTGACGTAGCGCGGGGATCACGTCGTCGGCGGCGGGCTGGCCGAGGTGCCGCAACTGGTTCGCCAACACATCGTCATAGAACCCGAGGCACGCGGCGGCATACTCCGCCGTCGACAGCATCCGGTACGACACCCCAGCCTCGTCCAGTAGCGGCGGCAGCGCACCCTGCGGGCCCGCCGGGTCCAATACCACCTCCCAGCCGTACCGTTCCTGCATCTCCAGCAGGTACTCGGCCAGCCAGCCGACGCCCCCGGCATGCCGGATCACCTCGACGTGCGGCAGGCCGTCGGCACGCTGGCCGGCAACCGCGACGGCCGCCGTCGACCTGTCCATGCCCACGGCCACACCCAGGCAGGGCGGGCGCCCCGTCATCTCCTCATCCTCACGGATGGTCGAGTTGATGTCCAGGCAGGAGAACCACACGTCTTTGGGGATGAGTGGGCGTTCCATCGACTCGACCCGAACGCACAAGTTCTCCGTCAAGTACACCTCGACCGGGTCCGTGTCGAGAGCCGAGTCGAGGGCGGACTCGTCAATCAGGTAACCCAAACTCGGGTTGGAGAACCGGCGCGCGTCGGCGCCACGTAGGGCGCACGCCTTCGAGTGCCGCTTCGTCACCCGACCACCACAGTCGCAGTCCGTCGCCGGGTCCGCCGAGTACTCGAAGAAGCCCAGGTCGGACTCCGTCGTGAGGTTCGCGCGGCCGATCTCGACCATGTGATTCAGGACCACGGACTTGTCATCGCCGGCGTTCGACAGACTCCACACTTGGGACTTGGGCCGAGCCATGGTCGTCTTCGTGCAGGCGCTCCAGGCATCCCAGTGCTGATGTTCCCGGAGTTCGTCCAGGATCACCAGGTCCGCACTCAGCCCACGGCCACCCCGCCGGTTCGCGGTCTGCACCTTGTAGCGGGACCCCGAGGAGAGGACCAGTTGCTTCTTGCCGCTGCCCTTGATGACCTCGGCCACCTCCCGGGCCAACTCCGGCACGCCCTCGGCGATGTCGACGCACGCCATCCAGGACTCTTCGGCGATGTCGAGGTTCGTCGACGTACCCACCACGAGGGCCGCCTTCGAGACGAACAGCTTCCACAGGGCCATGGTCTGGATCAGAGTGGACTTCCCGTTCTGGCGGCCGACCAGGACCACCACGTTGCGGAAGCGGTAGCGGCCGTCAGGGCGGAGCTCCAGGGCGTGCTCCAGCATCCAGCGCTGCCACGGGATCAGCGTCACACCCAGCAGGTCCTCGGCGAACTTCGCGGCGGCGAAACCGTGGGAGGTCCTCGGCGTCAACACGCGGGCCGGCGGCGTCCACAATCGAGGGGCTTCCGACCCGTAAAGCTTCATCCGACACCTCCGGCGCGCTCCGCGTCGGCCCGCATGAGGCTCAACTTGCCCGCCGCCGGGCGGCTCTGGTCGAGCTTCATGCGCTGCTCAGGCGTCACGCCGAGGGCCGTGAGCGTCTGCATGAGCCGTCCGGCCAGCTTGTCGGTGAGGAATTGGTCCTCAGAATCGTCAATGAGACCGGCCAGCAGACCCGAAAGGTGCAGGACAGCGGCGTCTTCCGGGCCGATCCAAGGGCACGCGGCGGCTGTCAGCTCCACCGCACGGCGTAGCGTCTGCGGCCGGAGGGTGCTCTGAGCTGGGCGTTTACGGGGCGGCATCGAATTCCTTCGTTGGGCTTGACATACATCTAAGGGTATGAGACGATTCTCTTGTTGGTCGAGAGATTACTCTCCTGACACCCCAACTACCACCCCCCGAGCGGGCGCCTGCCGCCTCCGCTCGGGGGGTGGTAGCTTTTTGTCACTTTTCGTCACCCTATGGAGAAAAAAAAGGTTTAG